CGGCGAGCGGGGCGAGGAAGTCAAGGGGATCGAACGCAACATTCCGGGCAAGAATTTCCCTGAATCGATCCGCATGTTCCTACGGCTGCTGGGGTTGCCCCTGGGATTGCCGCTGGAGATTATTCTGCTGGACTGGACGAAATCGAATTACAGCCAGTCGCGGGCGGTGCTCGAGCAGGCCTACGAGACGTTCCAGAGCTACCAGGAGCTGCTGGAGGACCAGTTCTACTCGCCGCTGCTGAGCTGGAAGCTGGAGCACTGGGCCGACCACATCGGGCCCCGCGCCGCCGAGGAGCTGCGCAGCGGCGTCCGCGCCGACGGCACGCCGGCCTACGAGTGGATCCGCCCGACATTCCCCTGGCTCGACCAGCTCAAGGAGGCCCAGGCCCACGCCGCCAAGCTCGATCGCAGCCTGACCACGCACGCCCACGTCTGCAAATCGCAAAAGCTCGACCGCGAGGACGTGCTGAGCACGCGCGAGGCCGAGGTCGTCGAGGCCATCGAGATGGCCCGGCGGATCGAAGAAAAATTCCCGGGCGTCAAAGTCCCCTGGCAGCCGTTCGCCGGCCTGGTAACGGCTCAGAGCGCCGCCGGCGGGGGCAAGGGCAACGGCAAACCGGGCGAGAAGCCGGCCGACGACGACGAAGCCGACGAGGCCGGGCGTGACACGGATACCGACGAAACCGACGAGGCCCAGAGAGGTGACGAGGATGAATGAGCTGACCGCATGGCTGACCGAGATGGCCGCCGACCCCTGGGCGATGGAGCCGACGCGCTTGAACGCCCTGTTCGCCCGGCTGGCCGAGACGGCCCAGCGGCCGGTCCTGAACCTGACGGCGCTGAAAGTGGAGGCAACGCAACCGAAATTACAGGTCGACGGCGACGGGGTCGCGACGATTCCGATCAAGGGTGTCCTGACGAAAACCCCGCTGCCGAGCTGGCTGAGTCTGTTCGGCATCGAGGGCACCAGCTACGGCGAGATTCGGCGGATGCTGGCCGAGGCGCTGGAGAGTCCGGCCGTCGAGCGGATTGAGCTGGCGATCGAGAGTCCGGGCGGCCAGGTCGCCGGCAACCAGGAGACGGCCGAGGCGATCGCGGCAGCGACGAAACCTGTCACCGCCGTGGTCGAGGACCTGGCGGCCTCGGCGGCCTACTGGCTGGCGGCGCAGGCCGAGACGATCACCGCCAACGCCAACGCCTTCGTCGGCAGCATCGGCGTGTACGTCGTCTATACGGATTTCAGCGGGGCCGCCGAGAAGATGGGAGCGACCGTCCATGTCATTCGATCCGGCGAGCATAAAGGGATGGGTGTTTTGGGAGCGCCCATTACGGAGGCGCAGATTGCGGCGATGCAGGAGAACATCGACGCGATCGCCGGCCACTTTATTGATGCCGTGGCTTCGGGCCGCGGGATGGAGCGGGCCGAGGTCGCGACGCTCGCGACCGGCCGGCTCTGGGAGGCCGAGGCGGCCGTAACAGTAAAACTCATCGACGGCGTGCGCCGCGGCGAGACGGCGACGCCGAACCAATCGCAAACCAAAATCACAGGAGAAATCGTCATGGAACAAGAGACCGAGAAAAAGGCCGAGACGCCGACGGTCGACGCCGAGCAGGTCAAGGCCGCCGAGCGCGACCGGCTCGAGGAACTCCGCGCCGCGTTTCCGAAAGACCCGGACTTCGCGATGGAGCAGTTCGCCGCCGGCGCCAGCCTGACCGAGGCCAAGGCCGCCTACAGTGACGTCCTGCAGGGGCGCCTCGACGCGGCCGAGAAGGAAAAGGCCGAGGCCGCGACGAAGACGGTCGACGGGGCCGACGCCACCATCGGCGCGACCGCCGCCGAGGGCAACCAGGGCGCCGACGGCGATGACGACGGCCGGGACTTCCTCGCCGTCGCCCGCGCCTACGCCGTCGAGCACGGCTGCACGATGGCTGTCGCGATGCAGGCGGTGCGCACGAAGGACCGGTCGCTGCACGAGCGGTTCCTCGCCCGCTGTCGCGACCAGGCCCACCCGACCGGCGAGAAGCTCGAGCGCGTCGCCGGCTAAGCGCGGGACATCCAGAAACCGTAACGCCGGGGCAGCGGCCGCTGAAAGGAGAGCACCATGTCACAGCAACGAAACAGTCCGGCGAGTTTCGAGACCGGCGAGGCCCTGGAGCAGTACCGCCGGGTACTCAGTACCCCCTCGAGCACCGTCAAGTACGCCGACGCCGCCGATTACGGCTTTGGCGTCACGCAAAAGAAGGTCGCCAGCGGATCGCACGTGGCCGTGCGGTTCTACGGCGAGGGGACCTGCCGCATCGAGGCCGCCGGCGCCATCAGCGCCAACGCCCTGGCCTACGCCGCCTCCAACGGACGCGTCGCGGCGACCGGGACGCTGGTCATCGGCACGGCGTGGGAATCGGCCAGCGGCGCCGGCAGCATCATCGAGATCCTGCCGCACGTCGGCCGGGCGAACCAGTCCTCGTCGAGCAGCTCCTCGAGCTCGGAGTCGTCGTCGTCGTCCTCCTCGTCGTCGTCGTCCTCCTCGTCGTCGAGCGCCGGCAGCTAATCACGACCACCGACCACCAGAAACCCAAACGCCGGGGCAGCGGCCGCTGAAAGGAGAATCCGATGATCACCTACAGCACGTACGCAACGCCCCGGGCGGATCTGGGCGAAGCCTTCCACGAATTTTCCCCCGACGGCATGACGTTCATCGCGCCGTTGATCCTGCCGGACGCCAGCGTCCCGAAGGACGAGGGGACCGTCACGGTCATTACGCGCGAGAACATGCGCTCCGACGAGGCCGAGCGCGCCGAGGGCGGCACGTTCCAACGGATCGATATCACCGGTGAGGACTTGACGTACCTCTGCAAAAACTACGGGCTGGAAATCCCCGTCACTGACCGCGAGCGCAAGAAATACGTCGACGATTTCCAGGTCGAGCTCGAGAAGATCGCCATCCTGCGTCTGCGGATGCTCCTGGCCCGCGAACTCCGCGTGAAAAACCTGATCTTCAACACGACAACCTGGACCGGTGACGACCTCTACACGGATCGCTCCGGCGCGCCGTGGGACAACGCCGGCAGTGACATCATCGCCCATGTCGTCGCGGCCAAAGAGAAAGTCCGCAGCATGACTGGCGTCAAGGCCAACGCCCTGATCGTCAGCGAGGCGACCGTGAACAACATGATCGCCAACACCGGCATCCAGGGCCGTTTCCCCGACAACGTCCTGCTCACCGTCGAGCTGCTGCGACAGCAGATGGCCGCCATCTTTGGTCTCCAGAAGTTGCTCGTCGGCGACACCGTCTACAACACGGCCGACGAGGGCCAGAGCTTCAGCGGCAGTGACATCTGGCCGGACGATTACGCGATGGTCGCCCGCGTCGCCGAGGGGCCGGGGATGCCGATGACCACGCCGTGCGTGGGCCGAACGCTGCGCTGGACGGACATGGTCAACAACGTCGACGGGTCCCCCGAGCAGTACCGCGAGGAACAGACCAAGAGCGAGATCTACCGCATGGAGGACTACCTCCAGGAAAAGGTGATCGATGCGTATTTCGCGCACCTGATGAAGATCGACGAGTAGGCGGGACGCTCCGAGCGAGAGAGGCAGTGACATGGCACTGAGCGAAGGCGACAAGGCCGTTTGTATGGAGATCGCGCGAACGATCGTGGCGGAGGTGTTGGCTACGCACGTGGCGACCTGTCCGCACGGCAAATTTTTGGAGACCTGGAAGCAGCGGATCATCGGCATCGGCGTGCTGGCGGCCCTGATCGCCGCCGGCAGCAGCGCCGGAACGGCGTTGATCCTCAAGGCGTTGTGACATGGGCGATTTCGAGACCACGATGGAGCTGGCCGGGGCCGCGGCGATGGCGGCGCTCGACACCGAGACGGTGACGTACACGCCGCGCGGCGGCAGCGCCCGCGCCATCGAGGCCATCATCACCCGGGCGGCGCCCGATGTGGAGATCGACGTGCCGGTCGCCCGCATCAAGGTCCGCAACGACGTCACGCTCGGCATTGACGCGGCCACCGTCGACACCGGCGGCGATACGATCGCCTGGCCGCCCAAGCGCGGCGGATCCACGCGGACCAGCCGCATCAGCGACGTCCTCAGCGCCGACGCGGGTTTTGTCACCGTGGGGGTGCGCTGATGGCGATGATGGCGGTCCGTTACGACGACAAAGGCCTGCGGGCCCTGGAGCGGCAGTGCCGCGGGATTCGCGGCGGCCTGCCGGCGGTCGCCTCGCCGGCGCTGAACCGCGTGAACGCCTGGACCCGCACCCAGATTAAACGCCAGGTCGCCAAACGCGCCAAGCTCAAGGTCAAGAGCGCCAACCGCCTGCTCAAGAGCCACAAGGCCAGTCGCGCGCATCTCTCGGCCTCGGTCGCCGTGGAGAATCGCCGCGTGCCCATCGGCAAATTCGTCAAGGGCCGCTCCCGCAAGCGCCGCGTGACGGCGACGTTTCCCTCGGGCCTCTCGCAGAGCTATCCTCGCTCGTTTCGGGCGACGATGCGGAGCGGTCACAAAGGGGTTTTCGTCCGCGCCCGCGTCGTCAAACCTGGCGTGGGGATCAAGCGGGAGGAACACGTCGGGAAAGGCAAACGAGGCTGGTACAAATATACCAGCGAGCTGCCGATCTACGAGGTCCGCGAGCGGCTCGGGCGCGTGATCAACCTCGATTTCCTGCCGGAGATTCAGCGGCAGGGCGCGGCGCGCCTGACGAAAGAGGTCGCCGCCAAGATCCGTTGGAAGCTGGCCCAGGCCGCGGGGAGGGCGCGCTGATGGCCCTGACGATTCGCGAGCAGTGTTCGGCGCGGGTGCTGGCGGTCATCGACGCCGTCGCCGGCGTCACGGCCGTGCGGCCGCGTCGCGTATTCTGGGCCGACGACGTCACCGGCGACCTGACCGCCGTGGTGCGTCAGGGCGAGATGCGATTTGAACATGAGGACGCCGACGGCGCGACCGGCACGCTGGTCTGCGCCCAGGACTATACCGTGACGCTGGCGGTCATCGAGTCCGACGAGGCCACGGCGACCTACGAGATCGAGGGCAACCGCGTGATGGCCGAGATCATCGAGGCCCTGGCGGCCGACCCGGACCTCAACGGCGCCGCCGATTACGAGGGTGTGCGCCTCGTCGGCGTCACGCCGCTGGACGAGGAGATTCGCCAAAGCTATCGCCTCAGCGGCGAGACGCTGCACCTGACGGTGACGTTCGTCACCGGTCGGACCAACATGGAAACGAACCGGCGGTGACGCCGGAGAAAGGAGCACAATATGCTCGGCAAAGGAATTACCCTCACCGGATCGGTGACCGGCCTGATCGGCCACGCTCGCAATTTCAATTTCAGCGGGCCCGGCGTCGACAGTATCGAGACCACGGATGCCGACACCACCGGCTACCACCGCGAGTTCGAGGCCGGCCTGATCGATTCCGGCGCCGTGACGTTCGAGATGGTCTACAACGCCACCTATGCCTGGTCCATCATCCAGGCGGCGAAAAACCGCGTCACCGAAAACTGGTGCGTCGAGTTTTCCGACGGCGCCAAGCGGTATTTCTGGGGCTTCATCACGCGATGCGGCCTCAGCGGCCCGTACGACAACCTGGTGACCTACGACATGGAGATCAAGATCACCAACGAGATTACCTCGTCGTCCTCGTCGTCGTCGAGTTCGTCGTCGTCCTCGTCGAGCAGCTCCAGCAGCGGCGGCGCGTAATCCGAACCGTAACGATCCACGCCGGAGAGAAACGATGGCATTGATCGAAAAGAAACAGGCGTTGGCGCGGCTTAAGCCGCGCTATCGCGACGTACCGTACCCCGAGCTCGGCGGCGAGATCCGTTTCGTCGAGCCCACCGCCGCCGCGTGGGACGAATTTGACAAAAGCGGCCCGCTCTACGGCGTCCGCATGATCGTCGCCTGCGCCCACGGCGCCGACGGGCGGCTCTTCGGCCCCGGTGACATCAACAAGCTGGCGTTGTGGCCGCGTCACATGATCGAGCGCGGCGCCAAGGCGGTGTTGCAGATGATGGAGATGCTGCCCGATGACGGCGAGACGGCAAAAAACTCCGACGGCGGCTCGCCGACGCCCGCATCGCCGCCGCATGCGGACTAAGCCTCGCCGAGCTGCGCGGAACGGCCACGGTCGGTCAGATGGATCGGTTGCGTCGCTGGGAGGCCGCCGGGGCCTTCGGCGAGCGGCGGATGGACCTGCGGTTCGCCGCGATGACGATGCACATCGTCGCGGCCCTGCGCTCGAGCAAGAGCGGGCCGGTCAAACTCGCCGAGTTTCTCCCGCCCGATCCGCTGGAGCCGCCGCCGCCCGAACCCGACATCGCCGAGCAGGTCGCCCGTTTCGACCGGGCCGCCGGACTGAAAGGATGATCGATGGGTGAGACCTGGCAAAAAGCCGGCGTCGAATACGTGGTCAAGGACTCTACGCGCAGCGGCGTCTCGTCCGTGACCCGCGGCCTCAAGCGCCTGGAGACCGCCTCGCGCGGCGTGGTGGCCTCGGTCGGTCGCCTGGCCCGGGGCTTTGCCGCCCTGGCCGGCGTCGGCTCGATCGCCGGCGTGACGTACCTGGTCAAGCAGCAGATGAGCGCCGCCGACGCCGTGGGCAAACTCTCGGACCGCCTGGAGATCTCCACCGAAGCCCTGTCGGCCTGGGGTCACGCCGCCGAACTCACCGGCACCAGCGTCGAGGCGCTGCACAAGGGCCTGGAAACCTTCACGCGCCGGATCGGCGAGGCCCAGATGGGCCTCGGCGAAGCGCGTCACGGTCTGGAGGCCATCGGGGTGACAGCCGACGAGTTGGTCGCCCAGGGCCCCGAGCAGGCGTTCGTCACGGTCGCCGAGGCCATCAGCGGGATCGAGGACGCCAGCAAGCGGGCCCAAGTCGCCTACACGTTTTTCGGCCGCCAGGGCGTCGGCCTGATGAACCTGCTGATGCA